TATTTGTCAGAATGCATTACTTCATCATAACCAGAACGTTCTAATATCTTACCTTTAATTTCTAATTGCTTCTTCTCCTTCTGTATGCGTCTCAGGAATGCATAGTATATAATCTGAGTAAAGTATGCAAAAGGATTCTTAGATTTCTCTGGATCAAAATTATCTATGTACTGTAAGCAGTTCTCAATGCCATCACATATCATATCCTCACGAAACATGTAGTTAACAAAGTTTGGTTTGTATGATAAGTGTGTAGCAATCTTTAAAAAACATGATCCGATATAATTTGTTACACGAGGTCTAGGTTTATCTGCTTCTCTAGCTGCATGAACCATGTGCCGATAATCAGTAATCGCAGCAAGGAACTCTTTGTTATTAACGTAGTATTCTGTCTTTTTTCTTTTCATTACTGTTGGTGCCATGGTTTGGGTTTTACCAGTATCATGCATTAAGTGTAACACATATAAAGGAATTTGTCTAGGGGGCTTGACACATCCTCAAAAGATCAGTAGACTAACTCTGTTAAGGGTTCAAGGATGACTCTAGCTTTTTTTAAATATATCTTCTAAACCTTTTTTGGTTTGATTTATTGATCCAAGATAACCAGAGGTTCTAGGTAATTTATTACCTTTACCAGTTAGAGATTTTCCATTCTCTAATCTCTTCATAGTCTTTTCATAGAAATCAATCATAGGAGATTCTATTTCAGACATAGTAATTATATGATTTCTACTAACAACAAACATCTGATCAAAAGTAGCACTCACCCATTCCTTAAAAGAGAAACCAGATATTTCTAAATCACCTTTTCTTGTTTTAGCAACTTCTACTTGTAAAGGATTTTCTAATAATACTTTATCTTCTTCTGGTAGATAACAAACTCTAGCTACTATCTCTTCACCAGATATTAACTTAACCGTAGCTACAAAGTCTTCTTCTTTTAATTGTTCTGGTGTCATGTATCTGTCCTTAGATTTATGTTTATAACTTCGTACTTAAAATTTTCATCATTGTATATGTTAACTCTTTCGTTAAGATGTTTTAATGTATAATTTTGACCGCCTATATTATCTGCTATATCGTAAAGTGTTGCTAAAGTTTTTCCTTCACCTTTACGCAATACTCTTCCAATGGACTGGAGGTTTCTAATTCTTGATTTAGAGGGCGAGGCAAATATAATGTTGTGAAGACGCTTAATGTTAATTCCAGTTGAGAAGGTGCCGTAAGAGGCAATGATAACTGCATTTTCTTCAAGCTCAGTAATCTGTCTAACTTCTTCACGATCCTGTACATCAGTACCGCCGTGAACAAAGAAAACCTTACGATTTTCTTCAACATTACTATTTATCAAATCATACAAAGGCTCTCCATGCTTCTCAATGTAATTGAATAACACTAAAGTATTTCCTTTTATATCTTTAACAAGATTTTTAATTAGATTATTTCTTCCATTGTGACTGACCAAGTAATCTATTTCATCTTGATATGTCTGGAAATGCTGAGGAGCATGTTTACAAAGTAGGATTTTTATCCTAAACTTAGACAGGTATCCAGATTTTATAAGTCCATCAGTAGTAGTAACTCGTTCACACTCACCGAACAACCCTTCTAATACCCACTTATGAGTCTTGCTTCCATCTAAGGTTCCAGTAAAACCGAACCTATACTTGGCATTATGAAGCTTAGTCATTATACCTGTCAATGACTTTGACTTAAATAAATGTGCTTCATCTCCAATGACGCAATCAATATCATCAAAGTATCTTTTAGGAAACTTATAGATGGATTGCCAAGTTGAAATAATGACAGGTTTATCTGTATTCTTATCCTTACCACTATAAATCTTATGAACATGGTCTTCCGCATTCCACCCATAGTCAACGAAATCGTTAACCATCTGTTCTACCAAGGACGTAGTAGGAACGATGATCAACGTTTTCTTGCTGGTGGCAGTGTAGTATCTGACGAGGGCGTAGATCATAAGAGACTTCCCAGATCCCGTAGGAGAAAGTAAAAGCTTACGATTATTTTTCAATGCCTCGTAGACACCTTTTATTTGGTATCCACGAGGTTTTATTTTGGGAGAAATTTTCTCCATGAAATGCTGTACAGCAGGTGGTGACACATAATCATTCTTGTCAAGAACGTCACCATACCAATCATCTGTTTCATGTTCAATTTGATACTGACGCTGATCAGCCCACTCATATAGATGAGTTATTAACCCATGATAAAGTTCGCCTGTAGCTGGAGAGTACAGACGAATAGTTCCATCCCAGTATTTGTATCTGGGATTACGTTTTAAAAATTTTGCTTCTGGTACTTCAAAGGTGAAGTAATCGGATAGTTCGTGATGCACATGTTCTTCAGAAGAAGAAATTTTCATGTATACTTCATTCTTCTTCTTGATAGAAAGATGTGTCATTACTGTCCATTAATAAATTTCTCCCACTCAATAGCACTCTTGACTTGGAATCCTCTATTTGATATTTGTTTCATTACCTGATCTAACCAATGGAGCATTTGATCTAGGTATTTAATTTTCGCTTCTAAGTTGATGACATCATCATCAGACTCTACATAGACTTTCATCTTATCTTGAGTTGAGATCCTACCGCCAAAAGGTTTTTCGGCATAGACCTTTGCGTCAGCTTCTCCTCCATAATACTCACGCTTATCTCTAACAAGTTTGCGAATTTCAAATTCAAGTGAGGTTTTAATCTGAGATATATCAGTGTAGTGGTTTAAGTATTTATTATGTTGGAAAGGTATGTCTAAAGCAAGTTGTCCTAAGTCAGCACTATATTGTTTATTTTTAAATTGAAAATCAACAGCACTATCCTCAGACCAGTCTTCCCTCATCTTATCAAACTTATTACGAATGGATTCAAAGTTCATATCAATTCAAGTTTTGCAAATGATCTAGAGTCTAATCTTTTCTGAATGAGATTACCATAATCTTCATGGAGTTCACACCCAATATATGATCTACTATTTTTCTTAGCAACTACAGCAGTAGTTCCTGACCCCATGAATGGATCTAATATTATATCACCCTTATCACTACCAGCAAGAATACATGGTTCAATAAGTTCTTCTGGGTAAGTTGCAAAGTGAGCTCCTTTATATGGTTTCTTATTTACTGTCCATACTGATCTCTTATTCTTCTTCTCGTATGATTTTTCTAACCCTGAGTGAGGGGATAAACCAGTGCCAGGATTATGATACTTACCTTTGCTACGATCTCTAGTACCCCAGTCCTTTGCTGGTTCTTTAATTGCTTCATTGTCATAATAATACTGTTTACTCTTACTCAATAAAAAGATATACTCATGTGCCTTAGTGCATCTATCCCTCACACTCTCAGGCATTGGATTAGGTTTGTGCCATATTATATCTTGTCTTAGATACCATCCATCAGCACGTAGTGCAAATGCAAGCATCCAAGGTATACCAATCAAATCTTTTTCTTTGAGTCCTTCAAGTTTATTTCCTCTACGAGGACACACATCTGGTAAGTCTTGTTTAGTATTTGAGACTGTTTGTTTTCCCAAAGCTTGTCCTCTACCTGGCCTGTAATTATAGTAACTATCCCCAATATTAAGCCAAAGAGTTCCATCATCTGTGAGCACATCACGTACACTCCTGAATACATTTACTAAATTATCAATAAACTCCTCTGGAGTCTGCTCCTGACCTATCTGATTATCTTCACCACCATAGTCTCTCAGACCATAGTAAGGTGGGGATGTAACACACATCCTAGGTCTTTCAACAATACCAGTGGTAATTTGTGCATGTAATGTTTTGAGTGTCTCACGGCAGTCGCCAAATAATATAGTGTTTGTACTCATACTAATGCTTGAAGGTTTTTATCTCGTAAGAAAAACTGCTGATGTTTAAATGTAACTTGTGCAGTGATATACTCTATATCAGATACTGTAGCATCAAACTGCAGTCCTGTCAAGGCAACTGGAAATAAACTTCTAAATTCTACAATAAAAGCTGGGTTATATGCACTAGTAACTATGTGCAATTGACCATCGCAATACTCTGGTGTTGACGGACCTTTCATCTCATCCGCATTTCCATTACTCCTCATCCACTTATGAAGTGAGTTGTAATTTTTTAGTTCTTCATCAACAATAAAGTTTGCTGTAAAATCTCCAAATGAAATTCCACCACCAGGAACTATAGGTAAATTTCTGAAAGGAGAAGAGACTTCTGTTGTAGGCATTGCTACATCAGGAACGTTTGCAGATTGACAAAAGAAATCTACTCCTGCAAACTTTTCAAGTTTGAGGATATAACCAATAGGATTTAAAAAGTTCCTATTTGCAGGTTGTTCTTTATACCATTCTGCAGACATTTATATTCCTCTAAATTACTTATCAGTGTACCACCAGTATGGTCCTTCACCTGGTCCGCCACTATAATCATCGTCATCATCTTCAAATTCTATAGTGATATTTGGAAGCTTTTTCTTCTTCCATGACTTAACTGCTATAACCGTAGCTATACTAGCAGCAGACAATATAGGTGATGCAAACAGTAAAATCTTTTGAATCATTTGACGACTATTGTTATCATTATTTATTAGACAAAAAAAGACCCCCCAAGTGGGAGGTCTGAATTTGTATGTATAACCTTTATTAAGTAAGGTTTGTAACACGAACACGTCTGTAGTACTGGTTCTTATTATGAGTAAGAGCTTCAGCATCAGGTGTAGATCCGTTAAGAACGAATG